CACGCAGTACTAGGTTTCCTGGTATAGAAAACTCTGGCATTACAAAACCAATGTTTGGATACTGTGTTCCGGTTTTTTTGCCTCCTCTAATAATAGCTCTCAGTGGATATTCGCCGGAATTATACGAACCTACTGTTATTCCTGCAGTGTAAAAATCATTAAAAACAGTAGGAGAATATTTTCCAGACAAAAGAATTTTGCTGTCAAATATTAAATTAGTTTTGCCTGTTAAGTCTCCTGGTTCTCTTAGCCACATATTGCCAAGCATGTTTGTTTGGCTATTTATGTCTGTACCAAATGCGTAAGGACCATATATTTGCAAACTAGCACCACCAATCGAACAGTCCGAATCGATATAAAAATCAGACCACACGTTAGCACTCATGAATGCTATTTTTGTATTAGTTATTTGTATGGTTCCTGTGGATTTGTATGCAGGAACACCGGCACCACCAAGATTAAAATCAATGTATACATTACTTAGTTTAGCACTATTAAGTGCTATGATTCCGCCGTTATAATTAGCATAAAAATTACACCAATATTTCCAAGGACCGTATATGAAGCCAGCAGGTGTTGTGTTTCCTATAAAATTATCAACAAGATTGATGTGTATTGTTGTATCTGCTCCGTTTAATCCTTCAAACCCTCCGATATCGGGGACTTGAACAGCAGGATTTGGATACGTAATATAGTTTACGTTTTCGGCCTTTACATACAGCCCATTAGTTATACCTGAAGACGATAACTGACTATTTTGTATTGCCGATAACCAATTATTGATACTCCAAGAGCTTATCAAGGTCATGCCCATAACAGAGTAATTTGCGTTATAAAATAAATCTTCGGCCATCATGTCCTGAGGCATCCCAGGATCTCTATACACGTAATTTAAACCAAGCATAGGGAATCTATACCCGTTACCAGTGTACACTGGAACATCTATTTGAGCTTCATTTTTGCCTGTGTTTACAGTTAAACTCTTTAGGGCACCAGTCCAGCCATTTGCTGTAACGGTTGAAGTTCCTCCTAAAGTAGTACCTGAAATCCAACTACCATTAGATGTTAATCCTGATGTTGGTTTAAATCCACCCCAAAGAAGTGGTGCTTGTGGTCGTAATTTATAAAAAGTATTATTTAATGCTGTGTTTGTTGACTCTCCAGCACCAATCATAACATCATCACCTGGACCGGGACACGTTGTTGGAACAACAGAATAATAAGTTGTAAGGTTAGTTACTTTTCTCCAGTTTTTAGGATAATTCCAATCGTATGCACTACCACTTAATCCGCCTGTTGCGCCGCCTATCCAGAAATACGTTGCCATGGTTTCCCCCTTGTTTGATACTGTTATTTATAAAAATTATTTTTTAAGTGACCCCAACGGGACTCGAACCCGTAGTCATCGCCTTGAAAGGGCGAGGATTTGGCCAGTTAATCTATGGGGCCTTTTTATTTTCTTTTAAATTCTTTTTTGGAATTTGAAATTTACTACTTGCTAAAGTTTTTGAAACAATTAAACGAATATTGTTGATATCACCTGGAGCTAAATTAAAATTATTAAGAAGATATGTTAATACATTCTTGGTGATTTTATCGGCAATAATGTTTGTGTTTCTCATGTACATATTTAGTAGGATGCCAGAGACTCGAACTCTGCAGTAGATCGTTATAAGCAATCCTGTGCCACCCGACACTTGCATCCCATAATCTTATTCTACCTCAGATTCTGAGGGAAGCAAATGAATTCGTGACTTTTTATTAGCAACATGACCATTCTCATTCTTGATCATATAATTAGACTTCTGACGATCTTCATCATTACCAAGACGATAGTTGATATCACCAAATCCCATATCAATAAACTCTTGCTTATGCTTTTGAATAAAATTAATAAGAACAGCAACGCTAGCTACTGATCCATTTTCATCAGGTGTTAACGGAAAATCCATATGTAGTCTAAACATCGAAAAGGTGCTCCTTTAAAGTTAAATTTTTGATTTCATTATAAAAAGCTAATACGTCTTGATCTTGATGACGATTCTTAGCAAGATTACTCATGTACGACACAAACTGAACATTTTCAATACAGTAATCGCCATTACTGTCAATTCTATCTATACTTGCTCGTTTATGTAATGGTGTGCTAGGATCATAATCGTTTGTATTAATAGGAAGTATCAGATCAATACCTGTATGAGCACAACGACCTTTTTGTTTAATCCATAGTCTTTTAAGTTTAGGAATGCTTAAATTAAATTTTACAATTTTTTCTGCTGATCTTGTTTTATAATATTCTGGATTAGCTTCCATTCGTTTCTTAACAGAAGCTACAAGAGCAGGTGACAATAATGAGCGCTGTTTGCAAGTTCTGATAAAAAATCTAAAACGTTGATCATTCAGTTTGTTTAGTGGTTTCGACATTAATCGCCTCTCCCTGTTGGGATTGATATTGTGCAACCTCTTTATACAGTTTAATCAATCTTCCATTAAGCATAGCGATATGCGTGGATATGTCACGAATTTCATTGTGAATCACATCTAATGCTTGAATATCGCTGGGTTTACATTCTCTCATAGTGTAATAATTCCTGCATCGGTGGTGTAGTGAATATCCTCAAAAATTTCCTTACACCACGGTAAACACAATTCGCACGGCTTGGCCATGCGAAGATCGCCAAACCGATTAAATCGCACATTCAACAGCGTAAGCTTCTTGCCACGCAAATTATAAGGAACCTTACGATAGGCATCAAGTTCGGAATGCATTTCATCAAACGGATAACCAATCACTTTTGCCTTAGGGTGAGTCTTAAAAAAATTACGACCTGTGGCTACGATTCGGTTCTTATGAAGAATAAAAGAAACGTGCTTCTTTTGACGCGGCAGTTCCATACACAGAGGAAATGCCTGCTGCAAATACGCATCAATAAGAGTATTGGTCATAATTAAAATATACACTATTTTTTCTTAGTGTCAACTTTTTTCTTAGGTTTTTTCTTTTTACCAAATATATCATCCCAATTTTTGGAATATTGTTCCCAGTTTACAGGACGGTACTGGTCTCCTTTACCCGCATCATGTTTGCCGGTCATCTTTTTCTTCTTTCATGTCGTAATAATAATTGTCATCATCTCCGTCTATAATCCACCTATCGGAAGTCCCTTCGCATCTAAAAATTTTATCATCAACTTTAAAATCTGGATTTTTTGGAAATGATTTTGTAACAAAAGACATGTGTTTCCAATAAATTCTATTATTTGGTTGTAGAGTATAACAACCACTGTCCAATTCAATCATATGTAAACATTTGTATTGTGTTGGTTCATCACTATATGAATTATCATACCAATCAAATGTCATCATATAGTTTCCCCATAATTCTTTTTTGTCCTTTAGAACTACTTTTGCTCTTGCGCCTTTCAAATAATCATAAACAATATTTGTGCAATTTACAGAAAAACAATCCCATAACTGTAAATAATCTAAAGGAATATTTGGAGCAGACTCTTTGTGACAGAGCATATGAATTGGAACTCTACTTCTTACCAATCCATCATCAGTCATCACGGTAAAAAGCAATGCTCTGTCTGGATTGGATTGAGCAGCAAATACCGTAACTTTAACAAATTCTCCAACATGTTTTTTATGTTGGTACATCTGTTCTTTTTTCATGTAACAGTAAAAATGTGGTATATTTATGTTTAACATAAATGAACTCCCGAAACTGGACTCGAACCAGTGACCCGCGAGTTAACAGCTCGCTGCTCTACCAACTGAGCTATTCGGGATTACTATTAAATTTTCTCTACATCTCCAGACCAAGTAATCTTATGAACATCACAATCATTAATAGCAATAATATTTTCTACGTACTTTTTCATATCTTGCATACTAATGAAGTTTTGTATTTCGTTTCCATGAATAAGTTTATACTCTCCGATTTTTTCTAGAATATCACACTTATTTACAATAAGTTCTGTGCATCCAGAAAGATTTATAGATTTCTTTAGCTTATCTAAGTTTAGCCAATTAACTAATCTTTTGCGACCAGTAGTTGAGCCATATTCTCCTCCCAGTTCAATAATTTTATTTAAAACCGAATCGTTCCATAAAGTTTCTGGAAATAAAGGATCTACTCCACTTTTAGTATCATACGCTTTAGCAACACCAATTATTTTTCTGATTTTACGTGGCGAAAATCCCAAAGAGCATGCACCATACGGCATCGTTGTACTACTAGTAACGTATGGATAATCACCATGATCAATATCAAGCCAAACACTTTGGGCTCCTTCACAAAGCACGTGTCCATATAATTCTCCATTCCAAATCCAATTTGATTCTAATGCTTCTATCGCTCGTTTTCCTCGTCGTAACATTTTATCAGCATAACATGGAGCGATGCCCTGAGCAGTTGTTCCCAAGTGTGAAAGATGTTGTTTATCGTACGCAATATGTTCTTCGGTAATGATGTGAGCATTAGGATGAATTTTTACTAGATTAACATCAAATCCTGCCATAGTGAGCATACGTAGCTCTTCTAGCATTTTATGCATATTTATCACACAGCCAGGACCAATTACACACTGTTTTCCTGCAAAAATTCCTGAAGGAACAATATGAGTTTTATACTTCTTTCCGTTTACGAAAACAGTATGTCCAGCATTGGGACCACCGTTCCAACGACATACAAAATCGTAATCTTTAGCCATGGCATTGGTTATTTTACCTTTACCTTCGTCGCCCCACGCCAATCCGTATATAATGTCTACTATTTCAATCATTGAATGGATTGTATCCTGGATCTTTAGAATTTAATTCTGCTACACTCTCACGAACATCAATGTCTGTTAAAGCTTCATTGATGGCATTACGAATAGATAAGAGTTCATCGTAATTATATCCGTTAACCATTTCATCACAGTCTGTTGATTGAAAACAAGCAACATATTTTCCAGGATTTAATGGATCAGGATATACAGTTACTGTTGGTTTCTTTCCATCACTATAACGATGTACTCCATTTGCAATAAAACTCTTGTATTTTGACATCATAATAATTAATCCTGTAAAAATTCACGACGAACATCAGAATTTTCATCTAACTTCTTTTTAAATTCTTGATAATCTCTTCGAGCATTCTCTAAAACTACACGATGAGCGTCAAACCAGCCTGCTCTGTATTCATCCCAATACAAACCAGTCTTTGACGACTCTGGCATTTCTTTGCCTTCCATACGTGCATCGTAACCGTGAGTATACGCTTGACCAGGAACATAATTTGGTGTATTCATTATTTTCTCCTTAGACAAAAACACACCCGACAGGACTTGAACCTGTGACCTAGTGCTTAGAAGGCACTTGCTCTAATCCACCTGAGCTACGGGTGTAAGGTGCTTACTCAGCTCCTCGGAATTGTAGCTTGGGCTCTTCTACCTTCTTATTTGAAGGCATTACTAGACCAGAAGAGAATCCGGTGTATTGATTAGCAATTTCCGAATCTGGTTCGCTAGTAAACCAAACAAAATCAGCAGGAACAAAAAGGCTATCCTTGTTAGCAAACGGCATCCAGCCGATAAATGCCAGACGACCGTCTGGAGTAGCAACAAGAGCCATGGGATCCTTTAGGTGGTATCCATCAACTCCATCCTTTTGCATGCTAGTAGCCTTTGCGAGAACGTCTTCACCTGTCTTCATTCTAAAAAGTGTAATAGTATTTTCCATAGTAGCCATATTATATCTCCTTAATTAAGATTTGCAAGAACAAACGCCGAATATTTTTTTCCAAACCGGACAATCATTGGGCTTTTCAATAGGCCAACAACTGCCTGGATTATTTTGACAGATCATTTCTGGATTTTGCAAAGCAACCTTTACACCATCCAAAACTTGCTGTTCAGTTAAAACCAGATCAACTACCCTTCCATTAATTTCAGTTTTAGCATAGAATAAGTTATTCATGATAAACCTCCACTCTATTTATACAGAAATCTGCCCCTTTACAGGGACAGATTTCCATATGAAGTGAAAGGAGAGATCCAAAACAACACACTCAACGAATCTTGAAACGAGAGCCGTCCTTACGGAATCCGTAAATACGACGACCCGGATGAACGTCTCGCATCATATATTGCGTACGACCAGTTGAGCTAACACGAGTCTCGATCTGCCAATTACCAAATTCCTCAACAACTTCACGAATATCGCTAATAGTTGCACGAAGATTTTGCACACCAAATCGAGAACGAGCCTGAGCAGCCGTTAGAGTACGACCACGCTTACTTAGGTAATTAATTACCTTATTTTGCTTAGTAACAGTTCGCATAATAAACCTTTCTATAGAATAGGACATTTAAAATTAATCTTGTTCACTGTCCTGTATGAACGAGTTACATTATCTCACTATACAACAGAATTAACTATTGTCAAATGAAATATCTTCAGAAAATTCTTTTACCTTCATCCACTCTTCACGCCTGTAGTTATCCATAGACGGAAACTCCGACTTTTTCAGAATAGGGTGATTTAGTGCGTCTCGCATATGCGCGAGAGTACGAGTAAGATCTGGGATATCATCACCGTAAACTGATGACTGACTAACCGTATGGTCGATAGGCTTGCCGTCTAGATAGTAGACCTCGTAGATGGCGTACCACGGTTCATCACCAGTATCATCCATAATAATTCTGTAATTCCAAGTCATTTTGCCTGACATATTGTTCTCCTAAAGTAGGACGGGTGGGATTCGAACCCACACTACGAAAATTTTAAGTCTTCTGACTCTGCCGTTGGTCTACCGTCCCAAAAGTGCCTCCTGTAGGGATCGAACCTACGACCTATAGATTAAAAGTCTACTGCTCTACCAACTGAGCTAAGGAGGCGTTATTCACTTGTCACACATACAATATACACCAAAAAAATAAGATGTCAAGTAATTAAAACAAAAAACCTCACTATTTTAGTGAGGTTTTTTAGGAGTTATTTGTACGATTCTGGTAGACTCCGATCACAGACAACGCTGAAGTTGAAGCACCTTCAGAAAGCTTATATAATATAAAAGTAAATATAAAGTGTCTTAAATATAACTAGCAATCTTAGGAAGACGACCGAGCTTGGCTAGCGCCTCACGAGTCTTCTTCTTAGCGTTTTGAGCAATCATCTCTTGACGCTTACGAGTAGCATTCTTCTTACGCTTGCGGTGTTTCCAAAAAACTTTACGAGTAGGTGCATTAGGCATGATATTATAATACCTCAAAATTTGAATAAGTCAAATAATTTATTAAAAAATGTTTTAGAAATTGAAGGAAACTGTAAGATTCCTTTACTTAAAGTAAATTCCCAACCACAGGAGTCTGTAGATTTTATAAACTCTTCCATACTCCAACGCTGGCTGGCTGATGCATTTAATCTCCACGCTCTTACTTCTTTAGATAATGTCTGTATCTGTGTCAATAACAGCTTCTGGTAGTCTTCGTGGAGTTGTCTGCATTTCTTGTCGCACATTACGAAAAAATATTATTTAATTGTCTATTAACACGAACAAATGTAGTGCACTTAGGTAAATCTTTTAGGCGAGCAGCTCCAACATAAGTACAAGCAGAACGAACACCGCCAAGAATTTGTTGCATAGTATCTGAAACCGGACCAGTCCACGGAACATTAACAGTCTTGCCCTCAGATGCTCGGTATGAAGCAACACCACCAGAATACTTTTCCATAGCAGTATCAGAGGACATACCATAAAATTGTTTAGAAACAGGATACATAGATCCTTCTAATTCTTTCATTATGGTTTCACCGCCTGCTTCATCCGTGCCAGCAAACATACCACCAATCATAACAAAGTCTGCACCCGCTCCAAATGCCTTGGCTACGTCTCCCGGACAAGTGCAACCACCGTCCGATAGAACATAACCACCCAGCCCATGTGCAGCATCAGCACATTCCATAATACACGACAGTTGAGGGTAGCCAACTCCTGCAACTTTGCGCGTCGTGCAGACTGATCCTGGTCCAATACCAATCTTAACAATATTAGCACCAGCCAAAATCAGGGCTTCAGTCATTTCACGCGTAACCACATTTCCAGCAATAATAACCTTGTTTGGAAATGTCTTACGAATAGTTTCAACGTATCGAACAAATTTTTCGGTGTATCCGTTCGCAACGTCTAGACAAATAAAATTAATTTGTCGGTGACGATCAAGAATTCGTTGAGCCTTTTGAAGCTCTTCAAAATTCTTTGAACCATCGCCCATTCCCATAGTGTATACAACATTACACTGCCCAGAATTATTTCTCATCCAACTACTGAATTCTTTGTCCCATTCGTCTTCGGTGTAATACTTATGAATAGCACACATAGCATCGTGACGATGCATAGCGTCTGCCATAACAAATGTTCCAATAGTATCCATGTTGGATGCCATAATCGGAACACCAGTCCAAGAAAAGTCTAAAGCCGGAAGCTTAAACTTAAATTGTCGATGTAGCTGAACCTTGTTACGACTTTCCAGATTACTACGCTTTGGGCGAATCAGAACGTCAGCAAAATCTAACTTAATATCGTCTTCAATTTTCATAATTACAAGATACTCCAAAAAAGCACAAAGTCAAATCAATTCTTATCAAATGTATAATATTCTGACAGAATACCACGTAGTCTTTTCATTATTCTGGCCAAATCTTTCCAGTCGGTTTTGTCCAAAAGGTAATTTTCATAACACTTCACTGCCAGTTCGCAATTCTGGACTAGATTCTGAACTATTTTCTCTTGTTCGGTTGTTTTGTTCACTGGCATTGGATCCCTCCGTTGTTTGTGTTAAAGAAACAATAGTGTCTTTAGTTTTAGTGAGTAGATCTATTAGTAAATTTAATTCTTGTAAAGAGTAACTATAACCATTACTGTCCCAAAAATTTAAATTAACTCGTACCTCATTATTTTCTTCCAGTAAAACTATTTCTGGTTTTTTAATAAAATCATATTTGTTTTGATTTTTTAAGTGTTGAAAATATTGTTCAGTACCTTCTTTTATAAATTCAATATTACTCATGGTTGAGGTTCCTTTGTATTATCTATAATCATCAACGAAACATTATCCGAATAAAAACTTCTCCACTCTTGTTTTTCAAGATCCCACACAGGTAAAAGGCCTATTTTAAAAACTCTTTTTTTGTATTTCTTTTTGCCGTAAGTGTTTGTAACTTGAACACCACTATTAGATTTCCATATTTGTATGACAGCTGGCAGTAATCTAGAATTTTTATATTTCTCTTCCATGTACTTTTGCATAAGAGTACATTTCATTTGTCTAGTAGTTCCATCTGTAACTTTTTTAAAGAAAACAATACAAAATCCTTTTAATAGTGCATCTACAAGTTGATTGTAATTAGGATTTGTTATTTCTTGCCTGGTTTGTTGGCTATCCGTAAACCTTAATTTATTATTTTCAGGCATATTATTCTTCGTAAAAATCTTTATTTTGTTTACTGTATATTCGTATTAATCTTCCAGCAACAGCATTAGCTTCATCTTCACATGGAGATCCTGTAGAACCGTCCATGTGTTGTCCGTTTTCGTGTTGTTTTTGATGAACCATTTCGTGTGCTATGCTTCTAGCAATATCAAAAAAAGCCCTGTTTTTAAATAATACTTTTATTTCTTTATTTTCTAAATTATATAAAGCAGTCGTCATTTCTCCTTCTCTGTTTGGTACTAAAACGACATTTGGAGAAGATTCAAGACCCAGAGTTTTGGAAACAAAATTCACAAAATGTTCTGTTTTATCTTTTAAAGATTTTTTATTAGAATTGTAATCAATAAAGTTATCCATACAATACTATTTATTCAAATACATATTAGTATGAAAACCTTTAATCAATATCTGGAAGAATCACTAAGCAGAAAAATTGGTGCTGGAGCTGCAGCTTTAGGAATTGCATTAGGTGCTAGACAATTTGGAAATACCATGCTTTCTGCAGGAGCAGAACCCAAACAAACACAAACTTCAATTCCTGCTATTCCAGCTCCAGTTGTTCCAGTAAACCCACAAACAAGCACTGAAGCACCAAAAGCAGCTCCAGTTAAATCCAACAATACTGATGCGTTTCATGCAGCACTACAGAAAAAACACGGTAAAGAATACGACACAATAATGGATGCTGCTGTAAATAATGGAATATCTAGAAATGACCACGAAAATCTGTCTTTACTGTTTTCTATACGAAAAGCAGAAAACGGAAAACCAGGAAGAGAATTTGGAGTTCTACATCCTAAAGCAATTAACACCAATTTAAGAACTCAAGCAGGTTGGGCAGCAGCAACAATAATGAATCACAGAAAAAGACATGATCCTAAAAAAGAAGGAGATTTTATAAAATCATTAGCTAGACGATACGCTCCAGTTGGAGCAGAAAATGATCCTAAAAATCTCAACACTCATTGGTTAACAAACGTAACCGCACATCATCAAGAAAATATGGATGTTCTGTCAAAGTAAAGTAGACGGATCGTCACCTATACCTTTATCTGCTATAGTTTGGTTATAAGTTCCTTCATTGCCTTTCCATCTAACTCCGGTTTGAGGATCTCGTAACCCTTTTATGCGTAAAACTAATCGTTTAGTTTTTCCTGCACCAGCAGTTGTTACGTGAGTTGCACCAACAAAATGAGAAAGGTTCATTACTCCTCTGGTAGAATGATCGGTAGAGAATACTCTGCCACCAACCATTATATGAGTTACTCCATTAGCTCGTAGATGTCGTTCAACTTCTGCAAAAACTGTGTGTCTTCCGTCAGTTCCGACTGAATTGATTTTAGCAACACGTGGTGATTTTTTAGAATCTACAGCTTTTTGCATTTCATCTACATGAGCTCTAGAAAATACTCCTTTAGTTACAAGTCTATGAAATACAGAACCGGGAGAAAATGAAAGTGGTGTTCTGGGTTGAACACTAAGATCTCCCCACATCTTATTTGCTCCTGAAGCAATTTCAACAACACTGGTAGGTTTTACTGATCCTGCTTTATGGATAATTAAATCAGGAACTCCTCTCGTATTTACATTACCAACGCGAATTCGTGTTTTGTTTTTAGCATTTATATACTCAAAATGACCGGCACCACCAGAAGAAAAATGCGATCTTATTTTTTTAAGATGAGGTGCAAGATCTAAACTGCCTTCACTTGTAGCCATAAATTGTGCTGCGGTTTCGTATTGTTTTTGTTTTGTTGCGTCTTCTTGTTGTTGTCGCCACGCTGCTACAGCTTTAGGTTCTATAACATCTTGCGGGCCAAACAATCCGTATCTTTGTTTTAATTGTTTGCGATAGCCTGTTTGAGCTTTCGCTACACGATACGATTCTAACAATTTTTTTAGTAGATTAGACATTTAAAGCACCAAAGGAGATTTTGTTATTTCTAAAATTTTAGAAATGTGTTTGTTTAACATTTCAGTACGATTAGGCCATTTAATGTATTCTTTATCTGGATTTTTCATTAAGTTGTACAATAAAGGTAAAATTAATTTTTCAAGTTCTTTCATTTTTTCTGTATATTCTACATTTAATTCTTCTTTTCGTTCTTCTACTTCATCTATTACTGCTCTAACATTTTTATCAGAAGCAGTTAAAGCACTAGTTAATTCTTGTAATTGCATACTCAACATTTTATCCATTTTTTCTTCTAAACGTTTAGTTAAACTAGACAAATCAGTTGGTGCAGCAGGTGTTGCTACTTTAGAACTGAGATCTGCAATTTTTTGTTCTAAACTTTTTATAGTGCTTTGAACACTAGAAGACACTTGTGATGCAATCTCTTCACTTGACTGAGTGGTAGATGTTGATGTTATGTTTAATTCGTCTGCATCTACAGCAGTAAATCCAAAATCGTATTCCGTAGAATTATAATCTGTGTTGGGATCGATAAATTCTGACATTTTTAATTAGCCTTTTCGTTTTAAACTTAAAAGTTTGCTAGATTTTGCGTTAAGGTGATCGTTCATCTTGTCAAACAATCCGCGATTACGTAATTCTTTAAAAAGTAAGTTTTCAAACGAAAATTCTCCGCCTCTTTCCAGTCCGGAAGCTCGCATTTTCTTAAATTTGTCTTTTAAACGCTCAAAAAATGATTCGTGGGCATTGGTTTGTATGAGTGTATTAATTTTTTTAGTGTAATCTTCTACTTTTTGCACTAATTGTGGATTTTTTAGATCAACTTTTTGTTGTTCTGGGTGTAAAATCCATTTTTTTTCTTGAATATTGTAGATTCCTTGATCTTTAGGATATTTTTGGCTAATTTTTTGAGCGTAAATTTCAACAGGATGACCAAAAATTGTTACATCGTGAGTTAAAGACCACAATTGTTTCTTTTCTTTAAGGTATTCGTCTCTTAACTCTGGGCAATCACTAAATTTTTCATCATCGTACATGATGTGTAGATCTATATCGGAATGTTTTGTGTAGTTGTAGTTAGCGTTTCCGCCTACTAATACTATATCAGTAACGGCAGACACAGGAATTTTGGCCCATTTTATCCAATACTTGGCAATCTGTAAAAGTTTTTTTGAAACTTCTGGTTTTAAAACGTCACCGTCCCACAATTTAGGATTTAATCTTTTGTGGTAACGTAAAGACAGTAATGCTTCTGAAAGATAATCCATAGGTTTACGGGTACGGTAGTTCTAATTGTCCTTGAACAGTTCTAGGTTTTGTAAATCTTTTCTTTCTAACACCAGGACCTTTCCATTTTGATGGAGGAAGTTCTGATGAAGTAGGAGCAGGTTGTTCTTGTGGGGCTGGTTGTGGTGTTGGTGACTGAGGGGCACTACTGGATCTTAATTTTTCTCCGCGTAAAACCTCCCAAAGAGAAGGTTTAACTTTTCTCCTGGGTTTTTGGCTTGACAGCCCTATACCTTTATAGAAAGCTTCGTGTAAACTCACTCGTGATAATCAACTTTGTGTAAAGTTGCTCCTTCTTTTGCTTTTAATTCTTTAACAGTTTTGCCTACATCTTTTCGTATATCTGTAGTGCTGGTAACTGTTTGTGTTTGTTTGTTTCCGTTTTTGTCTGTGTAGTGTATAGTGGCTTCCCAGTTTTCGTTTACTGGAGCTTCAGCTGGGGTAGCAGCAATAACGCTGATGGGAAGTTTCTTTTTATCTGAATCGCATTTACTTTTACCTGTTAGTGGATCAGGTTTACAGTCTCGTGGTTTATCTGAGGCTTCTGTTATAAATTGGTAGAAAGACAACATTTTACTTGTATTTTTTGTGGAGGGTACGCATTTTGTCCACAAATCCTTTCAAGACTCGGTGTAGTTTATGGTGTTTAGCTTCTCCTTTTTTTCCGGGATACTCTTGCAGATCCGACTTGTTGGCGGCTGCAATTTTTTCCACTTCTTTCATTTCAATATCTTCGGAATCGGGAACACGTTTTTCTGAGATGTATTGGATGTACGATTTCATACTATTATTTAGCTAAAAGAAAAACCCCCCAGATTTCTCTAGGGGGTTTCAGGTGATCAACTTCGCTACACGTCACTTGGCAGCGCAAGCACTCACAGCAACTACACCAGACCAAATCCATCCGATGGTCTTTACAGCATAAGGTAGAACTGCGAGGAATAAAGCGACTTGAAGAGGATTCTTCCAACAGAATCCGCCAGTGACCGGACATGACTTACCATTACTCATAGTGACTCCTTTATAAAAGCATCCCAAAAGGGAGCTTAGTATATAGCACAACCTTCGCGTTTATTCCGTTTATGTTTTCCGGTATTATACCGGTATTATTCGCAATTCCACTTACGTAACGATTTGTTGATACGTGAGTTGGGATCGCGAGCTGTTTTAGCAGACGTTAGTTTACGCTTCATGCCTTTCATACGACGGCAGAACGACAGTCTACGTTTAGCTTTCTTGGAACCTTTTTTAAGTTTGCTGGGATGCTCGGTCACAGCAGTTTGCAGCTTGCTACCTGGGTTTTCGCGACGATACGCAGCTACACCTTTTTTGTTTAAACCGCCTTCAGGATCTTTGCCTTCTTTGCGTTGCCATGCAGGTGATCGTTTTTCCGACAGATACTGTTCATTTAAACCAGCACCGGTGTTAGGATCCATAGAACCACCACGAGTTCTTATATGTCTAATAAGAGAATCTATAGCGTCTTGTTGTCGTTGGCGATGTATAATATTACTTCCTGCCTGTTTAACCATTGGTCGAAATTGTCTATCGAACATTCTAGAATCTGCTGTTACGTATGATCCTCTCTTCACAGGAGGTAGTTTGGTTGCTGCTTCAATGTCTCCAATTCTTTTTAGACGCATTTCAGCGCCTACTGTAACAGTACCAAGATCTTTTATATATTTTTCTTTTTCTCGTGCAGCTGCATGGTGGCCTGTATTTCGTAATCGGTTTGTATCGGCTATAGCACTTATTCCTATCTTTGACGCTGTATCGATGATTCCTTTGGATAATTCTTTGTGTTTATCTAATACTGCTTGACGAGCAGGAGTCATACGATACGCTTCTAAAAATTGTTTATACGATTTCATGTGGTATTAACCCCGATGTTTGTTGGCTTCTATAGCTTGTAGTTGTTTCACAGCAGATTCTCTGGTGTCGTGTGTGCCTAAAGTTTTAGTACGGTCTGCGTTGGTTACCGCCCATTTGTTTCCGCGTTTAACAATGTGTTCATTTACTTGTTGAATTCCATGAACTATTTGTGCTGCTGCCAGACCTGCAGCGTGGTTTTCTCTACGCCATTCTGGATGTAAATCTTTCCATGGTACATTGATATTTACTTGTGTTCCATTACTTACGGGTTTCATTCGTGGAGTGCCTACTCCTGCTTTACTTTCATGACCAGCTCTCCACTCTTCGTGTGCTGCTGAACCAAACAAATTTGCTAAACGGTCATGGTGTTGCTCTGTGGATTCTTTGGAGCCTCTAGGATTAGCAGCAACCAGTGTTCTCATTTTAGTGATGTGGGCTCTATCTTTAGCTTTTTCGTGTTCTGGAAGATCTTCATATGGGACATGTTGTCCTGCATTCCAATCTGTTTTAGGATTACGGGCCATCCATGCAGAATGTACTGCCGCTGCCATTCGTTCGGTTTCTTTATCTACATCGTTTTCTATTAAATAATGTTTAAAGGATAGCATATAAGTATGTATTTTAAAATTTTTTTTACGTGCTTTCAGATATACGAGCAGGAACAGGATCCCCCACGTATCGGAACGCAACAGGACGTCGTGTAGTACGAGCAGCCCCTGTGCCCCGATTAAGACTGGATCCGTACAATCGGCCAACCAGTCGGTTCAACATGCGTCTACCGTGTGGAGATCCGTGTAACAGATCCATTGCTCGTGAAAACTGAAATGTGGGTCCCACGGTGTCTGAAGGTTCGGTGGTGCTCATGGTAGCGGACGATACTCCGGTTTGGTTTCCCATAGGTACAGGCACACGAGTCATGATGCCTTTCCACGGAGTTTCCACCATTCGTGCTCCACGGGAACCTAATACTGAACCGAATCGGTCTTTATGTTTACGAAACCAGCTACGAAATATTCGTAGATGATCGGTGTTGGTTTGTAGTTGTTCCATGTCAGGTATCAGTTGTTTAGGATTTAAACGTGCACTAGCCACAAACGTTCGATTTGCAGGACTGGGCACTACAGGCACTCGTTTGTCTAGTATTCCACGCTTTAACTGTGCTCCTTGTGCTCGTGCTTGACGCCGTTGAGACCACACGTAAAAGCCTTGGCCTTGATTTATGCCACCGCCCTGTTGAGGATCTACACCTTTAGATA